TTATGAACGCATGGGTAAAGAAATGGCCAAGGTATTAGATGGCACAACTGTAACAATGGACAAAAAAGTAGTTGGCAAACTTATAACACCGATAGTAAATGACGAGCTAGAAAGGGAGCGACAGAGAAAGACATGATGGAATATTTTGGGCTAACTATTAACGGAAAGCATACGAGTGAGTTTGGTTTAAATCTGCTCACGATGACTATTACGCAACCAGCTCCACGTACCAATAGGATACAGATTGCGGGCATGTCCGGTTCAATTGACTTGTCTGAAGTGTTCGGAGAAGTCATTTACGAAGACCGGACAGGATTGCAATTTGTATTTGACGTCAATTGTAGTAATGAAGAGTGGCCGAGAATCTATTCGGAAATCGCAATGTGGATTCACGGAAAAAAATGTCAGGTAATTCCGGATGATGATATCAAGCATTACTACATATGTCGGTTAAGTATTGATGGCAAAAAAAGTAACAGCGTGATTGGACAAATTACAATTACAGGAACTGCAGAACCGTTTAAGTATGATGTGACTGCAAGTAATGAAGACTGGATATGGGACACATTTGATTTTGAAACAGATGTAATACGTGAACTTGCTGACATTACCATAGATGAGAGCAACAATAAGGTTGTTATTGTAGGCGGCGGTATGCCGTCGGTACCTGAATTCATTGTGGCAGAAAGCAACGAATTATGTGTGATTTACAAAGAGCGGATATATGATCTGCTCGTTGGTACAAAGAGAATTCCGCAAATAAGGATAGGCAGTGAGGATATCACTTTGCAGTTTACTGGCAGCGGGAAATTATCAATAGCGTATAGAGGAGCGTGGCTATGAAGTATGAAGTTTATATGGATGATGAATTACTTTATTATCCAAATGACAAAGAATATGCTATTTCAGGCGGGGAACTAGATGAAGCTATGAATGATGCAGGAACGTTTACATTCGATATTCCGATTACCAATCCGGGATACAACGACATCCGGAACAGAGCAAGCATGATTCGAATCATGCAGGATGGAAAAGAAAGATTTTGCGGTGAAGTAAGAGAGGCGGAGGAAGTTCTTGAGGGAATAAAAAGTGTGTATGTTGTGGGGGAACTGTCGTTTTTATTTGATTCCATCCAACCACAGAAAAGATATCAAAATTATACGCCGTTTCAGTTTTTTACCGAGCTTATTAACGAACACAATAGTCAGGTAGAAGAAAAGAAGCGTTTCGAAATTGGAATCGTTACGGTAATAGATTCAAATGATAGTATTTACCGATACACCAATCGGGAAGATACGCTGACAGCTATCCGGGAGAAATTATGTGACAAGTTAAATGGTTATTTAAGAATTCGTAAGGAAAATGGTGTAAGATATTTAGACATTGTGAAGCTGGAGGATTATGGAAAGACAGTATCGCAGCCGATAGAGCTGGGGTACAACTTGACAAAATATATCAAGAGAACCTCGGGTACTGAAATTGCAACACAACTTATTCCATTAGGCGCTAAACTTGAAACGAGCGAGGTAGAAGGACTGGATGCCTATGTTGACATTAAATCAGTAAATGATGGCAAGGATTACATTTCGATTCCGGAAGCGGTAGCAGAATTTGGTGTGATACGAAAAGTCAATTACTGGAGCGATATGACCGTACCGTCAAACTTAAAAGCAAAGGGCGAAGAGTGGCTTAAAAGTAAACAATACGAATCCTTGACGCTGGAGCTTACTGCAGTGGATTTAGCTGCATACGATAACAACATTGATTCTTATGAGGTTGGAGACTACACAAATACGGTAGCAACTCCGTACGGCATGGACACGTGGTTTCCTGTGTACAAGAAAAAAACATACCTCCAGGAACAGGATAAGAATGAGATTACGCTAAGTAATAGCACCCTCAAAAAGTCTTATACACAAAGTACTCAGCAGAAAATTGAGCAGGTGCAAGGTAGTATTCCACAGCAGAGTGAGATCCAAAACCTCATTAATCAAATGGCCACGCTTATCACTGGATATCAAGGTGGCAATATGATTGTTACGCAAAACGATGATGGAAAACCTAATGGCATTATGATCATGGATACGGACAATCGGGAGACGTCCAAAAACATAATGTGGCTTAACCTCAAAGGACTTGCATACAGTAGCAATGGCGCGAACGGACCGTTCGACATGGTATTCAGTTTTGAACAGGGTGGAATTGCCGCGGATTGGATACTTGTCGGAACTATGCTTGCAAACCGTATTAAGGGAGGTACGTTAACACTTGGAGGTAAAGACAACGGAAACGGCATCATGGAAGTGCTGGATGCATCTGGAAATCTTGTAACACGATTAGATGCAGATGGGATTGAAGTGCTGAAAGGACTCATTAAAATCGGAGAGCTGTTTTCGGTAGATACGAACGGACAAGTTGTAGCAGATAGTTTAAATAGCAAGAATGCGAAAATTACCGGTGGCAGTATTGAAATAGAAACCACTACAACAGACACTTATCCTATCACCTTTCGATACCGTGATGGTCGCGCGATTAAAATCGGACCGGTGTACTTTACGATGGAAGACGAAACAAATGGAACATATGCACAGATGATGCAGGGCAGTTTTGTACTTGGCACCAAGAATGAAAAAACATACAAACCAGCTGCAGCTATGTATTATGACGGCATGATTACATCTGACTATGCTTACGACAATACCGTCAGCGAAGCGGCGAATGTGGTTGTATCTTCAAGTGGGGTATTTCGTCGCTCGGCATCGTCTAGCGCGCGGTACAAAACTGATATTACGGAAGATATTCCGCAAGATTTAGCACCGAAAAATTTATACAACGTTCCAGTAAAAGCATACAAATATAAAGATGGGTATTTATCGAAACAGGATCCGTTTAATGGCAAGGATGTTATTGGCTTTATTGTAGAGGATCTAGTTGAGCATTACCCAGTGGCAGTACAGTATATTAATGGCAAACCTGAGACATGGAATGACAAGATACTCATTCCGGCCATGTTTGAACTGCTTAAAGAGCAACACGAGAGAATTAAGAGATTGGAGAAATTATGGCAATGATTGAGGAATTATTGGAATACATATTAACGCAGAGATACGGAAAAGATGTAAGACAAGCAATACATGATGCTATTAAAATGTGTTATGACGACAGGAATGCTGGGGTAGTAGATTCAGAAGCACGAGTACAGCTTAGTAAGCTTTCCGACGAAATTAATGCCGTAAGCGGTGGTAACATAATACTACAATATACGGATGATTTCTACACACAAAAATATAATGGTAAAATAACCGGTTATCTAGGCTGGTCAAGAACCGGATTTACAAAATGTGAAGGCAAATACCTATACATCGAAGCGCCTGAAACATCAGAAGATCTATCATACAATGTATTTTATTCAGACATATCAGAACAGGACGGAACAGACACGTATATTTCATGCTTTGAGGTGCAATCTGGAGTAACGTCAAAAATTGCAATTCCTACAAATGCTAAATATTTTATGCTTTCTGCGGCAACCGAAGTTTTAAAACAGATTAAGGTTTATGACAGTGGAAGAACAGAATTGATAGAGCTACAAGACCAAGTCGAAAATATTAACGAAAGAGTATTAAAGCTTGAAAATGAGCCCACTTCATCTGCAATATCCAATGGATTGTGCATTGATACTTTTGCACTAAAAAATCAAATTCCGGAATACTGGAAATCAACAGAGTATATTTTGGATGGCGTTAGTGAAGATTACCTTGCTGCAAAAATAGAAGAAATCGGACAGAATCCGGAATTTATTTTTGCAACAGACTATCACGAGCAGAGCAATTCCAATAATAGCATATTGCTATCTAAATATATTATGGGTGTAACGAAATGCGGATATTATGTAGGCGGTAGCGACATATTAAACGTCAATCAAACAGCAGATGAAGCTAAAAGAATACTGAAAAGGTTTTCATCAAATGTATATGACGCTTTCGACGATAGGTTTGTCTATTTATATGGCAATCATGATATCAATACTTGTCCAAAGAATGGCAGCATTACTTCTGAGCCAGAAGATAGAAGGATTAACTATACTGATTTAGTTGACATCATACTGAAGCCGAACGACAGAGTCGTGTTTGATGATGGAGCGTGGATATCTAAGATAGCAGAAACGCCTACAGATGAAGAACTGCTAGAATTACGCGCGTACAATAAACTGCATTTTTATTTTGACGATAATGACAGAAAAAGTCGTTATATTGTCATGAATACAGGAGCGCCGGAAAGCGGTGTTGTAAAAAAATATATCGGCATAGAGAACTAAAACGAGATATACTTGCAGCTTGATTGGTTGGCAGAAACGTTGCGAAGCGTTCCGACTGGGTATAATGAATTTGTGTTTGCACACCAAATGATTAGCGAAAACAATCAAGGGTTCGATGCGTTGCCTGAGAGAGTCAATCAATCGAGTATCGATAACATAGCTACTATGCTTATAGGCTTTAAGAATAAATACGCGAATACGGTTTGTAGGCAAAACAACGGCACGTACGAATTGCTCGAAAATATTTACTCTGCCGGGAATCATACTTACGATTTTTCGAACGTCGGATATATCGGAGCGTTAGCGGTATTCAGCGGACATTGGCATAGAGACAAAATAGTGTATGCTACGGATTTAGTGACATCTAATGGAGTGACGTATTTAAACATGAGTTATTCAGATGCTTACGATGATAAATCAGTCCCAATCATCTATAGTAATTGCGATGCGCAACAGCCTTACAACCCGGAAGGCGAAACTGATGCGATCACCATGACTAATGGCGACATTACGGAACAATCCTTTGATGTGGTGTCTGTTGATAAAGTTAACAGAAAAATAAACATGGTCCGCATTGGCGCGGGCAAAAATAGAATGTGTAATTATTAAACAATCATGCGCTGTGCATAGCAGATACCAAAGATGGCACGAGCACAACATGGAGATTAGTGGCAATATTTGATAAGGAGGTGGAGCAAATGTCAGGCATCCATGCATTTTACAGAGGAACAACTCCAACACATAAATTCACACTGTGCAACGTATCATTATCAACATTAGAAAATGTAAGGATTTGTTACACGCAGGATGACGATGATATACTCATCAAGACATTAAGCGACTGCATGAAAGAAAATGACAATATGTTATCTATTAAACTTACCCAGGAGGAGACCAATATTTTCCGAGTAGGAGAATGCAAATTGCAATTGCGAGTAAAAACCCTTGGAGGACAAGTGCTGAGCTCGAAGCAGTACGTCATACTTTGCAGAGACTCCTTGGACGACGAGGTGATGTAATATGCAGTTGGAGATTAAATTTGAACAGAGCAACACAAAAATTGATGTAGAGTTTGATTCCGTCAACTACGTCTCTGACGGTGGCTTCGAGCGTGGATATGAGCAGGGATACAACAAAGGATATGACGAAGGGTATGCCAATGGCGAATCAGAAAGCGGTGGAAATATATGGCAGTATGTAGCAACTGTTTCCTTTGCCGGCATAAAATTTCCTGATGACTATGAACTTGTTTTAAAGTTACCATCTTTGACTGATTCAATTTCCTCGATGATTAGAGGTGCGGGTGGACTAAAAAAAATAAAACTAATTGCGTCTGTTACTAAATACGCCGTAAATATGTGGCACGCATTTAGTGGCGTCTCTACTGTTGAAACTATTGATTTAACAGAGTTTTATTGCGAAAAAATTGGTAGATTCGAGAGCGCGTTCGCTTCAGACGTAGCTTTATCGGAAATATTAGGGCAACTAAATTTAACGACTGCGACTAATCTAGCCCAAGCATTTAACAGAACTGTAAAACTAGTAACTGTGTCGTTTGTTGAAAAATCAATATTTTTAGATATCTCATTTGCAGATTCGCCGTTGCTCTCCACTGAATCAATACAGTCTATCATTGATGGTTTAGCAGATTTGACGGGACAGACGGCAAAAACCTTAACTTTGCATACAGAAGTAAAAGCCAAACTAACCGATGAGCAGATAGCTACTATTACATCAAAAAATTGGAATTTAGCATAGGAGAACGAACATGCAAGTGCAAACATATGAACAGCGAATCTTAATCCCTGATGAGGGAAAATATCTTTATAACAAAAAGGCACAAACAGTCAGCACCAAGGTTTACCTCGGAATTAATGCGGACGCGTCCGAATGGGGAGAAATTGACGAGGAGACGAAGCTTGCGCTGGAAGCTGAGTGGGAACGGGAAACGGAACTGGAAGCGCAAACAGAGAGTGTATCACAGGAAACATTAGAAATTTGTTAACAAGAAAAGGAGGTTCTACAATGAACGAAATTATGGAATTATTAGGACAGCATTTATTTTTTATTATATTACTGTACGCAGTGCTCTTAGACACTATATTAGGTGTACTTCGTGCGATTAAGGAGCACAGGTTTAACAGCTGTGTAGGTATCGATGGTGCCGTTCGTAAGGCGGCCATGTTGTTCAGTGTATTATTGCTGATGTTCATCGATACAATGGTCAATATTGATTTTCTGTTTATGGTACCAGAAAAATATTTACAGTACATAGGCATCACAAAGATGGGCATCTGCGAACTGTTTTGTTTGTTATTTATTTTATATGAAATTGTTAGCATTTTAAAAAATATGACATTATGCGGACTTCCGGTTCCGGCGAAAATCAAGAAATTCATTCAGAAGTTTCTCGACGACATGACGGACGAGCTTCCAGAAGAGGTACATGAATCAATAGTAGCAGAGCAGTCAGAGGGCGAGTAAATCGCTCTTTTTTTTCATTGCGCCGGCGCAACAGGAAGGAGAAAATATCATGGCAAAAAAAAGAGTTTGTTTAGATGCCGGGCATTACGGCAGACGAAATAGATGCCCGGGAATTAAAGAATATTACGAATCGGAAATGGTTTGGAAGTTGCATTTACTGCAGAAAAAATATCTCGAGCAGCTGGGCATTGAGGTAATCACGACAAGAGAGGAGAGGGAGAAGGATTTAGCGCTGAAGACACGCGGCAAGGCTTCTAAAGAATGCGACCTCTTTATTTCGGACCACAGCAATGCGGTAGGAAACAGTATGAATGAGGATGTTGACTATGTAGCAGTATACTGCTTAACGGACGACACCACGACGTGGTGTGACGATATTAGTCGGGAAATCGCTGAGAAGTTGGCACCGGTAATCACGGAAGTAATGGAAGTGAAGCAGGGATACAAGGTATTAACCCGCAAGGCAAGCAGCGACCGTAACGGCGACGGAATGATGAACGATAACTATTACGGAGTGCTGAACGGTGCGAGATTAGTTAACGTTCCGGGGCTAATCTTGGAACATTCTTTCCACACGAATTCACGCACGGTTAAGTGGCTGTTGCAGGATGATAATTTGGACAAACTGGCAAGAGCAGAAGCAGAATGCATCGCTAGTTACCTGTTAGGCAAGAAGGTAACACTTGATACCGAAAAGGAAAGCCCGGTAGCAAATACACTCTACAAGGTGCAGGTCGGAGCATTTGAAAAACTTGACTATGCAAAAGAATTATTGCAAAATGTTAAAAGTAAGAATTTTGACGCAATATTGGTTAAGGCAGACAATCTCTACAAGGTGCAGGTCGGAGCATTCAAGATTAAGTCTAATGCTGAGGCGATGCTTAAAAAGGTTGAGTTAGTCGGCTTTGATGCGTTTATCACGACGGGAGGTGGATTGGCTGTGAACAATGCCGCGACGAAGAAAGAAATCGAGGTCGGCAGCTCAGTTATGGTAAAGCGCGGCGCTAAGACATATACGGGCGGCAGTCTTGCTGATTATGTGTATACCCGCAAGCACAAGGTATCACAGTTGAGCGGAGAACGGGCGGTAATAACATACAACGGTGTGGTGGTAGCAGCTGTTAAGGTATCAGACCTCGAACTCGGTTAAAGGCAAATAGATGTTTAAATACAAAAAGGGGGGGCTGTCACAGCCCCCTTTTTTTGTCCAAAAAGTTAAGGTCATTCGCCCCGCCTACACACAGCCACTCATTTCCAACAAAGATGTAACGACGAACTGGCACATCTCGAGATGATTGGCACGATTGTGCATCAGTTAACAAGAAACTTGTCCATCGAAGAAATCAAGGAGAGCGGTTTCGACAAGTATTATGTGGATCACACGCTCGGCGTTTGGCCGCAGGCTGCCGGAGGAATTCCTTTTACCGCTACATTTTTTCAGTCAAAGGGCGACCCGATTACCGATTTGATAGAAGATATGGCAGCAGAGCAAAAAGCGCGCACAACCTACGACAACATTTTGCGTCTTGTAAAGGACCCGGATGTTTGTGACCCGATTCGCTTCCTGCGTGAGCGTGAAATCGTGCATTTCCAGCGTTTCGGTGAAGCTTTGCGCATGATTACAGATGATTTGGATTCCAAGAATTTCTATGCGTTCAATCCGGCATTTAATCCGGGTGATGTTTGCAAGAAAGACTGTGACAATAAGGTAAGTGGTAGTGTGTTTGTAAATACAACCGGAAATAGAAACAGTAATATGGAAGTCAGAATGTCGGGTAGAACGGAAGAATGCGACTGTATGAAAGATAAGTAGAAAGATTGTTTAATGCCACATAAAGTATAAAGGAATTGACGGGTGCAAGGGAAATGGAGTATGATAAGAAAAAATATGTGGTTTGAGAGGAACAAATGATAAATTCCCTTGTGCTAATTTGGCTGGTGTTAATCGCACGTATTGATTTGAAAGAAAAACACATACCGAACAAATACATTCTTGCAGGTTATATACTGTGGACAGGAAACCTTGCATGGCAGGTCGTTGCCGGAAGGGAAATGTGGATGAGTATATTGACCGATGAGTTTGCAAAGTCACTTGTCGGAACACTTGTCTGCGGTGGCGTACTCTTTCTGATTGCTTTGCTCAGCAAACAGGCTATCGGGGCGGGGGATGTGAAATTGTTTGCGATACTTGGATTGTTTTATGGTGTGCAGAGTACATTAAGAATATTCGTGTATACACTCCTGGTAATGGCGGCGACCGCTATTCTTCTCATGGCGGCGAAAAAGCTTACGCGAAAAGATGCGCTGCCAATGGCGCCGTTTGCGCTTGTAGGTCTTGTCCTTGTGGTAATTGCCGGCATTTAAAGATGACACAACCTTGCAAATTACAGCAATATATTGTAAGGTATAAAGGTATCATTTGTGGGAGAACAATAGGAAAAGGGGACATGAATAAGCAAAAGAGAGAAGCAATCGAAGAGAAAAAGGATAAGTGGAAGCGTGAGCACAAGCCGGAGGCGAAATGGGTAACAGTTGTTTCGCTGTTTCTGTTTGCGATAATGATTATTTTTTGTATTTATGGTGCGGCAAGCGGGATTTTTGAATCGGAGGAGAGCTTTTATGCGTATCTGGCCGGTTTAGGTTTCGTTGCACCGTTTGTATTTACGCTTATTCAGGCAGGACAGGTGTTGTTGCCGCCACTGCCGGGACCGATTTGCTGTGTAGCCGGTATTCTTTGCTTTGGTCCGGTTGGTGGCTTTATCTGTAGCTATATCGGCACATGCATTGGTTCGATAGCGGCATTTTATTTGGCGAGGCGATTAGGACAGGGATTTGTAAGACGTGTAACATCGCCGAAAGTGTACGACAAATATATCGGTTGGTTGGAAAAAGGGGACAAGTTTACGATTTTCTTTTTAATTGCGGTAGCCGTGCCGATGGCACCGGATGATTTCTTGTGCTACGTGGCGGGGTTGACACGTATGAGTCTGAAAAAAGCCATTCTTATCATTTTATTATTCAAACCACCGACGCTGATTCTGTACAGTCTGGTCACATCGGGCATTTTGGAACGATTTTTTTAGAAATATGAAAAAAATTTGGAAAACTTTTCATTTTATAATGAAAAGTTTATTTAAATCTGTTATAATAAAAAAAGTTTATCGCTATAAAGCGTTAAAAAAGCAAAAGAAAAGCTGCTGTGGCAGCAATGAATGGAGAAGAACAATGCCGATTATTGATTTGTTGGAAAGAAATGCGCAGATGTATGGTGAGGATGTCTGCCTTGTAGAATTGAATCCGGAAGTGCAGGAGGAAAGAAGAGTAACCTGGAGAGATTACGAGTTGATTGAATCGAACCCGACGCTCCCATACCGTAGAGAGATTACGTGGCAGGTATTTGATGAAAAAGCAAACCGCTTTGCAAACCTTTTGGTAAGCCGCGGCATTCAGAAAGGGGACAAGGTCGGCATTTTGCTGATGAACTGTTTGGAATGGCTGCCGATTTACTTCGGTATTTTAAAGACCGGTGCACTTGCTGTGCCGTTAAATTTCCGTTATGATTCCGCAGAAATCAAATACTGTGTGGAATTGGCGGATGTAGATGTACTTATTTTCGGACCGGAATTTATTGGACGTGTGGAAGCAATTGCCGATGTCATCAGCAAAGGAAGAATCCTGTTCTACCTTGGCGGTAACTGTCCGAGTTTTGCAGATGACTACGACCATCTGACTGCCAATTGTTCCAGTAAGTTTGAAAAGAGAAATCTTACGGACGATGACGATGCAGCGATTTATTTTTCCTCGGGAACTACAGGTTTCCCGAAAGCAATTTTACATAAACACCGCAGTCTGATGCATTCCTGTAAAGTGGAGCAGAATCACCACCAGCAGACAAAAGATGATGTATTTCTCTGCATTCCGCCGCTTTATCACACCGGTGCGAAGATGCACTGGTTCGGCAGTCTGCTTTCCGGCAGTAAGGCAGTGTTATTAAAGGGAGCGAAACCAAAGACGATTCTCGAAGCAGTTTCTATGGAAAAATGTACGATTGTGTGGCTGCTTGTGCCGTGGGCGCAGGATCTTTTGGAAAGCCTTGATAATGGCACATTAAAGAAAGAAGATTATCAATTAGACCAGTGGCGTTTGATGCACATCGGTGCCCAGCCGGTGCCACAGAGCCTGATTAAGCACTGGCTTGAGTATTTCCCGAACCATAAATATGACACAAACTACGGTTTAAGTGAGTCCATCGGGCCGGGTTGTGTGCATTTGGGCATGAACAATATCCACAAGGTTGGAGCAATCGGTGTACCGGGGTACGGGTGGGAAGTGAAGATTGTCGATGAGAACAAGAACACGGTAAAGCGCGGTGAAGTCGGCGAACTTGCAGTTAAAGGACCGGGCGTAATGACTTGCTATTATAAAGATGCAAAAGCAACCAATGAAGTATTGTCGGACGGTTGGCTTTTTACCGGCGATATGGCAGAAGAGGATGAAGATGGCTTTATTTTCCTCGTTGACCGTAAGAAGGATGTCATCATCAGCGGTGGTGAGAACTTATATCCGGTACAGATTGAGAATTTTTTAAGTAAACATCCGAAGATTAAGGACGTAGCAGTCATCGGATTACCGGACAAGCGTCTCGGCGAAATTGCGGCGGCGATTATCGAACTCTTCTCTGGTATGGAATGTACGGAAGATGAAATCAATCAATTCTGTATGGAACTGCCGAGATACAAAAGACCGCGAAAGATTATTTTTGCAGATGTGCCGCGTAATGCGACCGGCAAAATTGAAAAGCCGAAACTTCGCCGCATTTACCAGAGCGCTCGTCTGGTAGCGGACCAGAATGAAGGATAATATATTTGAAAAGTTCTGAAGAAAACAGTCTTTGGAAAAAATTAAAAAAGTATTTGAATTTTCAGCTTTATATGGTAAGATGAGCATATATGTGCAGAAAATCTGCCAAAACATCGCGAAATTCCTGATTTCTGGAATGAAACGATAATTTAAAATATGGAGGACATTAAAATGTTAGTATCTGCAAAAGAAATGTTAGAGAAGGCAAAGGCTGGTAAATATGCAGTAGGTCAGTTCAACATCAACAACTTAGAGTGGACAAAGTCTATTTTGCTTACCGCTGAAGAATTAAAGAGCCCTGTTATCTTAGGTGTATCCGAAGGTGCCGGCAAGTATATGTGTGGTTATAAGACCATCGTTGGTATGGTAAACGGTATGCTTGAGGAATTAAAGATTACCGTTCCTGTTGCATTACATCTTGACCACGGTAGCTATGACGGATGCTTAAAGTGTGTAGAAGCAGGCTTCTCATCCATTATGTTCGATGGTTCTCACTACCCAATCGAAGAAAACATTGCAAAAACAAAGGAACTTATCGCAATCGCTGAATCCAAGGGTATGTCTTTGGAGGCAGAAGTTGGTTCCATCGGCGGCGAAGAGGACGGCGTTGTAGGTAAGGGCGAATGCGCAGATCCGAACGAGTGCAAGATGATCGCTGACCTTGGCGTATCCATGTT